GTAACAGTAAGGATCAGCGAAGGAATCGCTGGGACCGGGGGACTTGCTGCCGAGGCAAATATCTGGCAATTCAGGTCATCTGTGCTCCAGACAAGCTCGAAGTAGTCTCCAGCGTTTACTGACAGCACAAAGTTCCACGCGGCAACTGTCTCTGCGTCGTTGCCTTGGATGCGGATCTTAGTCGCACTGTCTGGAATGTCAACGCCGTTGATTCTAGCCCAAATAAAGACAGATCCTACACCGCCAGATACTTTGTCGAGTTGGGCTGAAAACTGAAAGTTATAGAATCCCTCAGTATCAATGTAGACCCGGCTGTTAGGAGTGCCGATGTAGACACCATACGAGATGTCTGTCGTGTTCAGCGTCATTGGATACGCTGTGTTGATGACAGTGGCAGTCTGGAGTTGAGTGCTGTGAAACACTCCGTAGCGTTTACGCCTCACCTCGTTAATGACAGGAGGCAGAATATCAGGCTGCTGACTCACCACAGTGACAGGAGGAACGATGTCAGACTGAGGGAATGCAGGGATGCTGTTTGGTGCCAGTGCCAGCAATTCAACAGCGTTTGCCAACCTGTCTATAGCGGACAGTGCCTGAACGGCCTTAGAATCGGCATTCTGTGCGTTTACAGAGACTTCCTCAACTATAGTCGCGTTGTCGTTGAGACTGGACGGGATGAGAGCGAAAAGCTGCTCAAAAGCCCGGATCGCCCGTTGAGAGGGCAGGAACTGAGCCAGCTCGTTGCGAGTGATCTTGTACGGGCCTTCGATCATACCGCAAGCGGTTCAACTCTGGCCTCAAGCCTCGCCACAGAAAGCTGTGCGTCACTGGTTCCCCTAAACTTCTGTGCCCTCCACTGCCTCATACGTCCCTGCTGGAGCCACGATAGACGCTTGCCACGCACGCCAGTCAGGCCGGCCTTGCACACACGCTCCTGACTCCAAGTCAACCCGTCTTCAGTGTAAGAGGTCCAGATGCTTGGATCAGTGCCAAAGATGGCATTGCCGGTGAGTGCAATCAGTTCCATCTCATGAAAGATCAGTCCCCTGCTTTCGTTGTACAGGATGATAGTCGCAAACTCCCAGCCATTTAGTACTCCCCAGTGAGATGAGAGCGAGTCAGACAGGTAGCCAAAGGCAGTACTGGCAGGGTCCCCCACGTTCCAGCGGTTGTACACCCACACGAGGTTTTTAGCCCGATACTGACCATCACCCACAAGACTGGTAGCCAGCGTGAACCAGACAGGTGCGCCGGCCAGAGTGGTCGCAGCGGCATCAAAGACCAGCGTCTGGTTAGGCAGATGGATGTACAGATGGCGATACCCCTTGTCCACACGAGCCTCGACAAGCACGCTGGACAACTCTTGCTCTGTAAATTCAGTAAGCAATTGGTCAATCTCGCGAGTTGCAATCCGTTCTGCATTACTGCCTGAGATCAGCCACACTGAAGGAGCCTCATTTCGAGCACCACCAATGAAGGCGATAGACTCCATGAAGTTGCAGCAGGCATGAGTGCCAATGACTCCACGTTGTACCTGGGCGCCTTCTACGCGCTGAAACGGGAACAGTGAGCCTCCCACGTTGTCGAAGACTTCGATGGTATGCCGGTTGAGCGCGTAGACCTCGTTACGGACCTTTAGCAACGCGACTACAGGGTCAGGATCAGCTTCAGCAGACCCGTACTTGAGCGGGTTGACCGAGAAGGGGTCATTGAGTTCCGTGACGATCAAGAACTCTCCGTCAGTGGTCATAAAGTACCCATCCACCCAGACCACATCGACCACCGTACCTAGATCAGGGTCAGTGACCTGTTGCAGCCCTGTGCTTGGCCGATACAGATACAGCTTCCCGCCTGAGGCGATTGCCAAGTAGTCGAACGAGTAGTCAAACGTGACCTGACCAGTGCCTCCAACGTCCCCTATGACAGTAACTACGTTCGTACTAGAGATAGACACTAGCTTAGTGCCCATCACGCGGTAGAGCAGCCCGTTCCACTCAATGGCTCCACGATCAATCCCCGGGCCAGTGCCTAGGCTTACGATCCCGTCAGCAGGGCGAAAGTAGCCATCAGAGATGCCTGACTTGAGGATGACAGGCACCATGTTGCGCGGATACTCCACGCGGAAGTCCCCAGCGGTGCTCGTGTAAATGCCGGTGAGGATAGGAACTTGCATTACTTCTTCTTAGCGGTCTTCGCTGACGCCTTAAAAGCTGCCGCAGTAGGGGCGCCTTTAGATCCTGGCTTGCGCATCTTCTCCTTGCTGCCAGCCTTAATGCGTTCGCGCTTCTCGTGAATGTTCTTGTAGAGTCCGTCTTTCATTTGCATTTCCAGCGTTTGAGGCTTGCTGCTTTGCGAGTAGGATTGCCCTTCTCGTCTTTCATGGGACCGGGCATCCCGCTCATGCGAGCACAGAAGGACTTCTTGCGGCCTGCGTCTGCCTTGGTCTTTGGATTAGGAGCAGGAGCCTTCAGGTTGCTGCCAGTAGCAGCGTTGTACTTGGCTCGTCCCTTGGCAGTCAGTCCTGCCCCTTTAGAGACAGGCAGCTTCTCGCCTTTGGACACTGAAAGGTTTACCTGCTTTTTTTTCATTGTGGGTGAACCTGTTGTTCGAGAGCAGAAATGCGTTGAGCCAGAGCGTCAAGCTGGGCAGAAAGCCCGGTGACCTGACCTACACCGTGACTGTGCGAGGCAGCGGCAAAGTCTGCTGCGTTGGAAGTGATGATGTCGCCACAGCCTACAAGATCCAAAGGAGTGTGCTGGTGGTCGATCACGGCTGCGCCAATCGAGGTGGGCGTGATGGCATCAGGCTGGCCGGCTGCATGAGTGGCTGCATGAGGCGCTGCAATAGCCAGAATCTTGCGGACAAGACCAGTCTTGAGCTTGGTCCACAAAGAACCGTTCGACGGATCAATTGCAAGCTCCCTAACCGCTACATCTGATGGACTTGGGGCAGATCCATCGTTTACTTTGTTATTCAACAGAATCGTTGGCATAACTTTCATGTAGCACTTGTTCAAAACAAATCAAGCCGCCGGATTGGACAGCGGCTTGAAATGTGTGAGTGTTACTGAGGAGGATTGGCTGCGTCGTAAGCGGCCTGCGCTTCTTCCATCGAGGGATACTCTGTAGAGTTGTATGCAAACCTAGCAGAGCGAGCCTCTACAGCGTATTGGTTAACGCCAATGTTTGCAGCCAACCATGCTTGAAATCCAGCCTCGTATTCCGCAGTCTGCGCTTCAGCCTGCGAGCTGTACTCAGTCGTGCCGTACGCCCATGCGCCATTTTTGTCGCCGGACCCCGTAAACTGACGCACGCCGCCACTAGCTGACAACCAAGCATCAAATTCAGTTGCGTAGTCAAACCCGTCCAAAAACCACTTGTTGTTGTATGGTCCGCCACCAGTCCACTGACGAATTGTCAGACGATCCGCGTCTCTCCAAGAGATAAACGCCTGCTCGTTGTAAGAGCTTTCAACAGTAACAGTGCCAGTAACTGTCCCGTTGTTAACAGCAGTTGCGGAAAACGTAGCGTCGCCATTGATTGTGGCACCTGCTTTGTGTTCAGCAGCGCCCTCAAACACGGCATTGCCAGTCACTGTGCCACTGTTTGCAGATCCGTCCTGAAACGTGACATTCCCAGTGACAGTGCCAAAGTTTTCTGAGCCAGCGCCAAAAGTGGCGTCACAAACTATCGAGATAGATGGATTCATAGAGAAAGAAAGTGGAGCAGGGGCGCCATATTTCAGGCGCCCCCGCAGTGTGGTTATCGGTTAAACGCCACGCCGTTAAGCGTGATGATACCTGTTGTCCCAGTGACGGAACAAGTGAGGTTAGCCGAAGGCGTAGCCGTCGAGGTCAACGTCAGGTCATTAGACCCGATGTCGATGCTCTGTGGCTCGGTCCAAGTGTCCATGTTAGCAGACCCGGAGCTTAGTAGCGTCACGGCAGTGGTTCCGCTTGGAAGCTGTGTTGCCGCCTGAGTCCGGGCACTATCCCCAGACCAGTTAGCAAGCGTGCCCCAGTCGTTCCCCGAGCTAGCATAGAAATAGGCACCGATCACGGGAGTGGAGCCGCCTCCACCACCCCCGCCATTAAAACCCGAGAAAGTCCCCCCGTCCAAAGTGCTGTTCTCAGTGAGAATCACACCCGAATCGGTAGGAACGGAACCGGCGCCGATGAGGCCACCAGTGATGTTCACGTTGTTTGCATCCTGTGCAGACATCGTGCCCAAGCCAGCAATCGAGCCTTCTGCGCTCGTGAGGCGAGAGTCAAGGTTCTGACCTTCGAGAGTCGTAACCCGGTCGCTCACGTCTTCAATGTCGCCTTCAAGCGAGCTCTGAGCAGAACTAACAGCCGAACTGATCTTGCTGTCCACTTCAGCGGACGAGTCAACGCTCAGGTTCGAACGGGAAGCCGCTGCGTCAGCGAGATCGCCAAGGTTCGCAGAGATCTTCAGGGACGCATCAGCACCAGCCTGTGCCGTTGCAGCAGCCGAAACTGCGCTATCAGCAGTGGACTGCGCTGCGTCAGCAGCCGATTGGGCTGCGTCTGCGGCAGACTGAGCTGCATCAGCGGCGCTCTGGGCAGCGTCGGCTGCGCTCTGAGCAGCTACAACGTCGCTCTGAAGAGTGTCAATTTCGCCTTCAGCACTCGAAAGACGGCTGTCAAGGTTCTGACCTTCCAGCGTGTCAACGCGGGAGGAAACAGCAGCGATGCTGGAAGCCAGCGCGGTTGCAACGTCAGAGCCAGCGGCCAGGGCGTCAGCAATTTCCTTCAGGGTATCGAGCGTCGCAGGACTCCCATTGATGAGAGCGGCGATTGCTGCGTCCGTGTAGGCGTCAGAAGCGGACTTGGAAGTGGAGATCTTGCTGTCAACTTCTGCGCTGCTATCAACGCTGAGGTTGGTGCGAGCAGTCGAAACACTGGCGAGGTCGCTCAGGTTCGAGGCGCTTTTGAGCGAGGCGTCTGCACCAGACTGTGCAGCAGCGGCTGCACTCGTCAGCGTGTCAAGAGCGTCCTGAAGGCCGGTCACATCAGAAATGACGTGCGAATGTACCGCACGAGCGAACGCCGAGGCGCTCTCAAAGCTGATGATCGTACCATCGGTCTTTTTGATGAACAGCTTGCCGTCGGCAGTGTTCAGGGCGATTTGGCGCAGAGGCAACTCTGCGGACGTTGGGACAACGCCAGACGTGGCGCTATACTTGAGTAGGAACTGATTGGCCATATTGGGTTTTGTTTGTTGTGCTACTGAGGGGAAAAGTTAAAAATAAGTTGTAACGACAACGATGCCATCTGCGCCATTGCCGCCTGCGCCAGAGTTTCCAACATTGTCAAGACCTGCGCCGCCACCGCCGCCGGCACCGCCATAGAGGCCGCCATTTCCGCCGTTTCCTGCATTGCCAGTGACACTAGACCCGCCACCAGCACCTGCACTGCCAGCGGCAGCAAAGTTTGCTGTAACATTTGGAGCGGATCCACCATTTCCTCCAATGGCTCCTCCCGTTGCGGTCCCGCCGCTCAACCAAGATCCAAGTGCAGTTCCACCGTTGCCGCCTGCAAATCCAACAGTTGCGGATGCGGGCAATCCGCCGCCAGCACCACCACCCGCCCCGGCTGGCGCAGAACTTGTGCCTCCAACTCCAGCGCCTCCTCCCCCTGTGGCTCCATTTGTTCCTTGGAACATGGCGCGAGCACTTGCGGATGCTCCAGCAGGGCCAGTTGCGTTTGTTGCCGCGCCTGCGCCTCCGCCACCAGTCACTTGTATCAAAGTGCCAAACGAAGAATTACCACCA